GATTAGTTAACACGTTATTAAAAACAGGTTTTCCACCTGAACAATTAGACATTATTGCTGAATATGGTGACCAAATGGTTCAAGCTGGATTTACAGCTAAAGAAGTTCAAGGAATTATGTCAGCTGGTGTAGACACGAAAAGTTGGAATATAGACAATCTATTGGATAAAAAATTGTCCCTATGAGTGGCGACATTCATAGAAAACTCCTTTAATTCAGTGGAACTCTCAAAAGAGACAATACTGAGCGAAGCCTTTAATTTAGGAACGTGCAACGACTAGCTGAAAAGCGTAGGGTGTAAGCAAATGACATCCGAAATGGGGAGCATCTTATATAAAGATGATGATATAGTCTGGTCTGTATAGTGATATACAGAAGTTCATAAGAGAACTGACAGGATGTTGCGAATCCTGTTGAACATATCGGGTGTTAAAGAAGGCCGTATCAAAATGGCTGAGTTTGGTGCCGGTGTAGATAAGTCCATGCAAGCGGTTTTAGATAAAACAAAGATTTCAGCCGATCAATTTGAAAACTGGGGGCAGGCTATCGCCAAAGGTGGCGAGGGTGGACAAAAGGCTATGCTTGAAGCAACCAAAGCTCTAGCTGGTGTTGAAAATACGACAGACAGAAATGCGCTTGGCACGAAGATGTTCGGTACCCTTTGGGAAGACCAAGGAAAGAAAATTATCGATACAATTCTAAAGGCAGAAGGTAAGCAAGTTGATTTGAAAAAAGGTGTAGAAGATTTACATGGAGCAACTTCTAAAATAGATGCAAGTCCAGCTGTTAAATTTCAAAAAGCAATGGAAGATTTAAAGATGGCTCTTGAACCAGTTTTATTAGTGGTAGCAGATCTTGTTTCTAAATTTGCAGAATGGGTTTCTGACAATCCGGAATTAGCAGCAACATTAGCGGCTATAGCAGTAGCTATCGGGGTGATTTCTGGTGCGGTTATGGCACTTGCTCCTATAGTTATGGCAATCATGGGCCTGTTTAGTGTCGGAGCAGGAATAGCGGCTACGATTGTTGCTGTTGTTCCTCTTATCATAGCCGCTATAGCAGCTCTAGGAATTGCAATTTATAAAAATTGGGACGATATCCAAAAATGGACCATCGAGGTATGGAACTCAATTACAGAATTCCTAATAGGAATATGGGACGGCATATCCCAATGGGCAACAGAAACATGGGAAAGTATTAGCGAATCTACCGCTTCTGCTTGGAATTCAATTAAAGAGTTTTTAGCAGAACTATGGAATGGAATAATGGAGTCCCTATCTGAAACATGGAATTCTATTGTTGAAACTACTACGGAAACATGGAATTCCATCGTGGAGTATTTGACTGGAATTTGGGATGGAGTAGTTGAGACATTATCAGAAGTTTGGAATAGTATCAGCCAAACCACTTCCGAAGTGTGGACAGCGATTAGTGAGTTTTTCATTAGTACCTGGAATGGATTAGTTGCTTTTATAACACCGATTTTACAAGGAATAGCTGATTTCTTTGCAATGATTTGGAATGGCATTTCAACAGTGATTCAAACGGTATGGAATTTCATTACACAATACTTACAGGCGATTTGGACAGCTATTTTATACTTTGCTACACCAATATTTGAAAGTATCAAGAATTTTATTTCTGAATGTTGGAATACCATTAGCTCTACTACAAGTTTTGTATGGGAAACGATTAAGAATTTCTTAGTTTCCTGTTGGAATGGGCTTGTAGCATTTGTCATGCCGATTTTTGAACAAATCAAGTCTTGGATCATTACTGTTTGGGATACAATTAGTTCCGCAACAATGGCTGTGTGGAATGCAGTGAAGAATTTCTTGCAAGCATGCTGGAATGGATTAGTCGCTATTGTAACACCAATTTTTGATGCAATAAAAAACTGGATTGTGAATGCATGGAACACGATTAGTTCCACTACAAGTGCGGTATGGAATGCGATTAAAAGCTACCTTTCTAGCTTATGGAATTCAATTGTTTCCACAGCAAGTTCTGTATTCAATAACATCAAGGAAGCTATTTCAACTGTTTGGAATATGATTAGTAGTACAAGCAGTAGTATCTGGAATAGTATTAAGTCCACACTTTCGAGCATTTGGGAAGGGATAAAATCAACAGCATCTTCGGTTTGGGATGGACTAAAAGAAGCTATTATGACTCCTGTTCGTTGGGTAACAAATGCTGTTAGTGGAGCGTTTGAAGGAATGAAATCGGCTGTATTAGGTGTATGGGATGGAATTAAAAGCGGTATTAAAACAGCGATTAATGGAATTATTCGTATCATAAATAAATTTATAGATGGTTTTAACACGCCAGCAGAATTATTGAATAATATACCAGGTGTTAGTGCTCCGACTATTCCGCATGTTCCTATGCTTGCTAAAGGTGGAAAACCTGTAGGGGATGGTTCATTTATTACTGGAGAAAAAGGACCTGAGATGTTTACGAAAAGAGGTAATTCAATTACAGTTACTCCGTTATCTTCGAAAGAGAGATCGCTTGGCATCACTGGAACTATGAATCAATTAATGGGCGATATGAGCCGTATGATGGCTAATTCTATGAGTCAGTTATCAGGCTTAAAGAGCGTTATGAGTGGTGTATACGGAAGTATGTCAAACAGTAGGCAAGCAATGACAGCTAGTGTTGCAAATCAAGTGTTTAATTATTCGTCAGGAACATCTGGCGGTAATGGAGTAATTCCGATGCTCGGAGGAGATTTAGTAGTTGAAGTACCTGTTAGTTTAGAAGGACGAGACGTGGCACGTGGTACTTATAGATATACAACTGAATATCAAGAAAGAGAAGCACAGAGAGATTCAGACTTTTAAGTTTGAGTCTCTTTTATTTTTAAACGAAATGAGGTGTTAACATGAGTTCTTTAACATTTAACAAAATACGTAAAGACTTTATTCAAATAGAAAAGGGATGGAGTCCACCGACATGGGCACCTCTAAAGCGAAATTTTTTAAAAACACCTGGATATCCAGGTGCAAGATTATTAGGTACAGAAACGGACCCTCGTTCACTTCCTGTACCTGTAGGAATTATTGTTCCAGATGAAACGAATTTAGAAACGTTAAAGGAAGAAATATCAGCTTGGTTAATTACAGAAGAAGCGGTCGAGCTAGTTTTTGATGTAACTCCTGATAGAACGTATATAGCTGTTATTGATGAAGATTTTAATCTTGATGATTTCGTTACATTAGGTAAAGGTACTTTGAAGTTTACTTGTCCTATGCCTTATAAATTAGGACCTACTCGAACGGTAGAATTTGAAATGGATGGACGCGGATTAATAGCAAATGTTCAAAACAAAGGAAGTGTGGAATCCAATCCGATTATAGAAGTTGAAGTAACGAAGCCTTCCACATTTCTTGATGTATGGAATGGAACGAATTATTTTCGCATTGGATATCCGCTTAAAGCTGATCAAATTCCTGTTGAAAGGAATCAGCGTGTATTGTGGGATGAAATGTCCACCACTGTAGGATGGACGAATGTAGCTAAAACAGAGGATATGACAGGTGGAGGAAAGTTTAAAACAGACGGATATCGTTTTATGGCTGAATATCTGGGCGAACCTACAGTAAAAGGGTGGCATGGTTGTATAGCCAAAAAAAATATTCCACAAGGACCATTACAGGATTTCATCATGCAAGCTTATGTACAAATTAATAGTCATCATTGGGATCAAATGGGACGTGTGGAAATAGGTCTTCTCGATGAAAATAGTGATTATGTAGCTCGTATATCGATGAGTGATGTTCAATGGGAAGCCGAGCAGAATAGTGGATTTGCTAGTGTTGGGAATAGTAAAAAACCGGGTGGGCAAGTCTTTATCAACGAGCATGGAGATCATCCAGATACTTGGACTAACTTCAGAGGTCGCTTATGGCTTGCAAGAACAGGGAACAGATGGGAAGCATATATTTCTAAATTTATTTTAGGTACGGAGACTGATGACTCAGAGCGCTTTGTAGTGTGGATAGACGAAAATAACGTCAACATGAATAAAGTTACTCAAGTACAAATCAGTATTTCTCAGTTCTCTAACAACATGTTTTGTTCGCAAATGAGTATTGATGATTTGAAAATATGGAAAGTCAATATGAATACACAAGATAACCCACCGTATATTTTCGATGTTGGAGATAAAGTATCCATTGATACAGAGAGAAGCCTTGTAACGATAAATGGTAAGAGTGCTATTAATCTAAAAGATATATTTAGTGATTATCCGGTTGTTAATAAGGGTTCAAACACACTAGAGGTTATGCCTTCAAACATTGGAAAAGCAAAGGTAATATACAGGGAGAGATTTAGATGAGAACACCTAGCGGAACACTTCATGTTGTCGATTTTCAAACAGAACAAATCGTTTCTACTATCCAATCTAAAGATTATTGGGATGATAAACGGCATTGGGAAATCAAGAACAATATTGATAAGTTTGATTTTACAACGGCTGATGGTACAGAACAAGCAGCTACACTCATGCAACAAAACTTAGTGTTAAAAGAGGTGCGTAGCGGTGTTATTGTACCGTATGTAATTACTGAAGCTGAAAAACTTTCTAATGATAGATCCGTAATTACTTATGCATCTGGTGAATGGATTTTATTAGCAAAAGCAGGTGTTATCAATCCTCAACGAATTGAAGGGAAAACGGTCAATGAGTTTATTGACATAGCTTTAACAGGGACAAAGTGGAAACGAGGTCGTACAGAATACTCTGGTTTTCATACAATGACTATCAATGAACCTATCGACCCGCTTAAATTTTTAAAGGATATCGCTTCTCTTTTTGATTTGGAAATTGTGTATCGTGCTGAAGTTGTTGGTAATCAATTCGTTGGTCGTTATGTGGATATGGTTAAGAAGCGTGGTCGAGAAATAGGTAAAGAAGTAACTCTTGGTAAAGATTTAATGGGAATCAAACGTATTGAAAACTCTCAAAATATCTGTACAGCGCTTATGGGGTTCGTTAAAGGTGAAGGAGATAAGATAATTACAGTTGAGAGTATTAATAACGGTTTGCCGTACATCGTAGATAGCGATGCGTTCCAGCGCTGGAATGAAAAAGGGCAACATAAATTCGGCTTTTATACGCCAGAAACAGAACAAGATATTACTCCAGAACGTTTAATGACTCTTATGAAAACAGAGATGAAAAAACGTGTTAATACATCTGTTTCTTATGAAGTTCAAGCGCAAAGTATCGGGCGAGTTTTTGGATTAGCGCATGAGCTAATTAATGAGGGTGATACAATCCGAATTAAAGATACAGGTTTTACACCTAAACTGTATCTAGAAGCTCGTGTTATTGCTGGTGATGAATCATTTACTGATCCTACACAAGATAAATATGTGTTTGGTGATTATCGTGAAATCATTGATCCAAATGAGGAATTACGTAAGCTCTACAATAAAGTCCTGGCTTCTCTTGGAAATAAACAAGAAATTCTAGATCAGCTAGATAAGTTGGTCAAAGAGACTGCTGAACAAGCTAACAATGCTCAAAAAGAATCTGAAGCCGCAAAGAAACTTGCTGAAAAAGTACAAGAAAATCTAAAAAATAATACGGTTAATATTATCGAATCTAAAAATCCACCGACTGATAATCTTATAGTGGGTAAGACATTATGGCGTGATATTAGTAACGGTAAGCCTGGTGTTTTAAAGGTATGGAATGGAACGGGCTGGGAGCTTCTTATTCCTGATGTAGAATCCGTTAAAAAAGAAACCCTGGAGCAAGTGAATAAAGATATTGCAGCCACAAAAAAAGAATTAAATCAAAAAGTGGAAGATGCACAGAACGAAACTTCTGGACAATTCAAGGAAGTGAAAGAAAATCTTCAAGAGGTTTCTCTAACAATTAAAAATGTACAAAACTCACAAGGTGAAATTAATAAAACTGTCTCTGAAATGAAACAAACCAACGAAGGTTTTACTAAATCTATTGAATTGTTAACGAAAAAAGACGGTGAAATCACTGGAAAATTAAATACAGTAGAAGATACAGTTGAAGGTACAAAACAAACTATTGCCGATGTGAAGCAAACAACAAACGATTTAACAAAAACAACAAATGAAATAAAGAATACGGCTACTTCAAATAAGCAGACCATTGAACAATTACAGACCGATATGAGTAACATTTCTGTAGGGTCAATCAATCTAGCAAGCGATTCAGAAACGGGATTAAACAAACAGAATATAGCTGGGACATGGTCAGACAGTAAGCAAATGACTCTTTCCAATAAGATTAATTACAGAAACAAAACGTTTACTATCTCATTCGTATTTACTGGGAAAATGATAAAACTTAATACCAACTGTTGGTTTGGCGTAGAAACAGCAATAACGTATGCAGATGGAGAGCAAGAGTGGAAGTCTATACGGGCAGATGGTAAATTATCGCTTAATGTTGAATACAAAGATGAGCCCCTATACGTAACGTTCAAAACGAAAGACAAAGATGTTACAAAAATGACTTTTTACTACTCAGGTCGGAACATAGATGGAAACCTTAATTCTCACCATGCAAAGTTTGAAGAAGGAAACATACGAACTACATGGCAAACAGCTAATGAAGAAATCACTTCTAAATCAGATTTCACAAAAACAACTAACGAGATAAAACAAACATTAGATACGAACTCTCAAACAATCTCAAAAGTACAGCAAGATCAAGGTACAATGCAATCAACTCTGAATCAAGTGGCGCAGACCACAAATTCAAATTCTCAAACCATTACAGCATTAACAGAAACGCAAACAGATCAAGGAAAGTTTATTCAACAAAATACAAATGAGATAAAACAAACCAAAGACTCATTAAGCTCTAAGATTTCCGAGACTCAAATGAAAGCCTATGTGGGTGGTCTTGGTAGTACGAACTTATTTTTTAATACGGAGTTTAAGAAAAAAACCGTTAATGCTAATGGTGATGTTACAGCGACAACGCCAAACCTTGATAAGTGGACAGTGACTGCACCAGCAGGAACAACTGTAATACCAGAGAGTGCAAGGCATCATGATGGTTATAACTCAGTTAAAATTGAGACAACTGGTCAAACCGTTAGTAGGTTTGGCGGTATCGCTCAAAATGTAGGGGTTACTAAGAATAGTGGCGATTATGTTTTCTCTGTATGGGTATATACTGAAAACAAAGCGTTATTAGAGGGGCAAGGTGCAGTGTTAAAATTACAATTCTGGAATGGTAGCACCGCAGGAGAATCTACACAACTAGAAATTGAACCTAAATTAGTTAATGGTTCATGGGTATTCC